AACTTGTAAAAATTTATATAGATATCTTTTAGATAAAGGGTATTATGATAATATTGAAACAAGACTAAATAGAAAGGACAAAAATGAGTAGAATACGATTAAACCAAGAGTATAGAAATAAAATCGCAAATCGTATGCGAGTACACTTGGAACAAGAAGATACGATTGAAAAACAAACTTATGACAATCTAAAAGCAGATCAGATTGACATAAATGATGATGCTTGGAAAATGGCAGAAAAAATAGTTAGACGACATTATACAAAAGATGATGTTGCTAAAGCACAATATCTACAAGATAAGTTTGAAAATGTTGACACTATCGC